CAAGATACCCTTTAAGTTAGTTAGTATTAATTTATTAATTATCCAGCATAGTAAACTACATCAGCTCCAACTCCAATAGCCGCCGCCGCTGTAAATCTCATTACGATTCTACAATTTTGACTACCTGTTATGGGAGTTTGATCAATTACTCGGACTTCATTATAATCGCTTAATAAGCCGCAGCCGAAAAACAAATTGCTTGTTTCCGCTGCAATCATTGTATTATCACTCATACCTCTAGCAACAAAAATATCGATTCCACCAAATGAAAG